CCGTCGAGGTAGGTCTCGGTGCGGATCGCTGCCCGCTGAGCACCTGCCCGGCCAGTTTCTGCAGCACCGCGTCAGACAGCCCCTTGCACGCGGCGGGCTCATGTCCCTGCCGGCCGGTGGCCACCGCGGTGGCGTACTGCTGTTTCATCGCGGCCTTGCACGCGGCTTCCGACGGGTGGCGGCCGCCGCATCCGGCCATCAGCAGCAGGACGAGGACCGCGGCGGCGGCCGTACTGGCAATGCATCTCATAACCGGAGGGTAATTCATGGCGGCTCTTACAGCACAGGTCGCGGCCCACGCCGGGCTGAACCCGGTAACCGTGACAACCGGGCTGGGCAACGTCAGCGGCCACACCGCGCCCTGCGGCTCCGGCCTCGGGCTCATGCTCATCAACGGCGCCGCCGCCACGTGCCTGATCACGCTGCACGTCCCGGCCGCCACCACGTTCGACGGCCTGTCCATCTCCAACCGGACCGTGACGCTGCCGGCCACGTCAGGCGCCGTGACCATCATCCCGCTGCCCGCCACCACCTACGCCGACCCCGTCACCGGGCTCGCCACGTTCGACTGCGCCTCCGGCACGGTCAGCGGCGCCGTCGTCTCCATCAGCGCGTAAAGGAGCAGTCATGGGCGAATGGGTCCAGATCATCCACCCGGAAACTGGCGGTATCGCCGAAGTGAGCCGGCTGTCCCTCCAGCAGCATTACGCGGCCGGGTGGCGGCTCCTCGCCGACGACGAGGTACCGCAGCCCGAACCGGAACTTGAACCGCCGCCGATGACCAGGGCCCAGGCCGCCAAGGCGGCGAAGCAGGCCGCCAGCGCTGAAACCAAGGAGAACTAGCCATGGCCCCGACGCCGCTGACCGCCACCCTCCGGTACATCCCGCCCGGCACGCGGAAGGTGTACTGGCTCACCACGATCGCCTCCTACGCCACCGCCGTGACCCGCGCCGAGATCAACGCCGGGACGGACCTGACCAACGAGATCGCCGAGATGTCCGGGTTCTCCGTCACCAGCGCCAGCACGGAAACGCCGGACCTGTCCACCCGGTTCACCGCCAAGATCCCCGGCCGGATCACCGCCGACGACAGCAGTATCAGCTTCTACGCGTCCTCGACGTCGGCTGACGTGCGGACGGTGCTCCCCAGGGACACCGCCGGCTTCGTGATCATCCTCCCCGAAGGAGACGTGCCGACCCAGAAAATGGACGTGTATCCCGCCAAGGTCGCCTCGACGGCGGTCGACACGGCGATGGAGGACCCGGAGAAGATCAACATCGCGTTCACGGTCACCAGGATCCCCGCGCTGAACCTGACGATCCCCGCCTGATGGGCTCCTACCTCGGCAGGGACGCGATCCTGCGCGCCGCCGCCCTCAAGACCAAGGAAGTCAAGGTCCCGGAGTGGGCCGACCCGGAGACCGGCGCGGATGCGGTGCTGGTGCGGGAGCTGCGGGGCCGCGAGCGGGACGAGTGGGAGGCGTCCCTCGCCGTGCAGCGCGGCAAGCAGATGGTGCCCGACGTGGCGAACATGCGGGCCAAGCTCGTCGCTCGCAGCGTCGTCGGCGCCGACCTGGAGCCGGTCTTCTCGCAGCGGGACGTGGCCGCGCTGGGCGAGCTGTCCGCCGCGGCGCTGAACCGGGTCTTCGAGGTGGCGTCCCGGCTGTCCGGCCTGGATGAGAAGGACCTGGAGGAGATGACGGGAAACTCCGGGGCCGCCGGTCCTGGCGGCGGTTCCTCTTCACCCTCGCCCGTGACCTCGGCTGCACCGTCGCCGAGCTCCTGGACCGGGCCAGCTCCCGTGAGCTGACCGAGTGGGCCGCGCTGCGCCAGGTGGAGGCGGAAGAGCAGGCCGAGGCGGACAAGAAGGCAGCGAAGGGACGCCGGTAATGGCTTCTGACGGGACCCCCGAAGACCCGATGACCGAACTCGCCGCAGGTGCCGCGCAGATGCATGAGCTATTCACGGCCTATATAGATGCCGGGTTCAGCCATGCCGAGGCACTCCAGATCCTCATCGCGGTAGTTACCGCGGGCATCCGGGGTCAGTAGGCATGGCCGGGCTGGGAGACATAGCGGACGAACTGGAATCCGTTGCCCGGCACCTGCGCGCCGCCGGGGAAACCGGCCTGGTCCGGGAGCTGACCGCGGCGATGCGCCGCGCCGTCAGCCCCGTGCGGGACGAGATCCGGGCCGGGCTGGATCCGCACCTGCCGCGCCGGTATGCGGAGGAGCTGGACGCGGATGTGCGGCTGGGCATCAACGTCCGCACCACCGGCAGCGACCCGGGCGTGTCCCTGACCGCCCAGACCAGGAGCGGGCGGGCCCGCAAGCTCCGCTACCTCGACGAGGGGCGGCTCACCCACCCCGTCTACGGCAACCGGGAGAAGTGGGAAACCCAGGAGGGCGCCGGCCAGGGCGTGGAGCCCGGCTGGTTCACCGGCCCGTGCGAGGCCGCCGGGCCGCGCGTCCGCCGCGAACTTGAGCGGGCACTGGACGATACGGCCGGGAAAGCCGCCGGCAGGGGAGTCTGATGGCCGGCCAGAACCTCGTTTTCGACATCTCCAGCCGGGGCGCCGACAAGCTCGCTGGCGATTTCAGGAAGGCGGGCAGCGCCGCCGCGCTGACTGCCAGGAACACCCGGCTGTGCGCGGACGCGCTGCAGGCCCAGGAACGGGCCGGGAAGGCAGCCGCCAGCGGGCTGCAGACGGCAGAGCGGGTGTCCGCGCTGCTGGCGGTGACGGAGCACGAACTCGACAAGGAGATCGAGAAGACCAACCGGGCGCTGGTCACCCAGGGTGTCGCGGCGAAGGCGGCCGGGACGGGCGCGTACGCCGCCCGGGGAGGGTTCGCGGGGCTGGCCGGGGAGGTTACCGGGTTCGGTGCCGCCGCAGACGCGGCCAACTCCAGGGGCAGCAGGCTCCAGCTCGTCCTGGCCGGGATCAACCTGGCCTCCGGCGTGGCCGAGCCGGCGCTGGCCGGGCTGGTCGTCGCCGCGGGGGGCCTGGCTGCGGGGTTCGCGTCGGCCGCCGCCGGGCTCGGCGCGTTCGGCGCGGTCGCGGGGGCCAACCTGTCCGCCGCGAGCGGCGCCGCGGACAAGGCATCGGCGGCGCAGACCGCGTACACCGGGGCCGTGGCCGCGGCGAACAGCAAGTACGCCCAGGCCATGGACGCGGCCACGACCAAGGCGCAGCGGCAGGCCGCGGTCACCGCCCGGCAGAACGCCCTTCAGTCCGCGCAGGCCGCGAAGGTCCGCGCCACCACCGCCGCCTACGCCGACCTCACCCCCGCCCAGGTCCAGCTGTCCAAGTCGGTCGGCGCGATGAAGGACAGGTGGCAGCAGTTCACCGCCGGGTTCGCGCCGATGCTCAACCGGATACTGGGGAAGATCCAGCCGGTATTCGGCACCGTCCTGGGTTACATCGGCAAGCTCGCCACCGCCGGCGGGACCGCGATCGAGGCGCTGCTGCCGCATCTGACCATGGCGCTGAACTCCAAGGGATTCCGGGACTTCATCGACCTGCTGGCTAAGAACGCGGGGCCGGCGATCGTCAAGATCGGCGCCGCCATCGGCCATATCGCCGTGGGGATCGGCGGGATCCTCAAGGCGTTCATGCCGGTGTCGCAGGGCATGCTGACCGGGCTGGACAAGATCACCGCGAAGTTCGCGCAGTGGGGATCGACCCTGTCCGGTCACACCGGGTTCGCCTCGCTGATGACCACGTTCCGGGAGGAAACCCCGCAGGCCGTCGCGATCCTGCGCAACCTCGGCACCGTCCTGGGCAACGTCGGGAAGGCCACGTTCGGCCTGTCCACGTTCTCCAACTCCAAGAGCCTGCTGTCGGCGCTGCTGCCGCTGTCCGGGGTGATGGCGTCCCTGTCGAAAAACACGGACCTGGTCCGGGTCGCCCTGTACGCGCTGGTGGCGGTGAAGATCGGGCAGCAGTTCAGCTGGGTCACCGACGCGTGGAAGGGCATCGTCAAGTTCGCCGCGGCCGCCGAGGGCGCCACCGTCGCGGAGACGATCGCCGCCGCCGCGACCCGGGCGTGGGGCATCGCGATGGACGCGCTGCCGTGGGTCGCGCTCGCCGCCGCGGTGGTCGCCGTCGCCGTGCTGATCATCAAGTATCACCGGCAGATCTGGGCGTTCATCCAGAAGGTGTGGCATGACGTCCTCGCCGTGATCATGGGCGTGTGGACGTGGGTGAAACAGCACTGGCCGCTGCTGCTCGGGATCCTGACCGGGCCCGTCGGCCTGGCGATCTTGTGGATCGTCCGGCATTTCGGCGAGATCACCACCGCCGTGAAGACGGTGCTGGGCGCCGTGTCACGGGCGTGGAACGCCGTGTGGAACACGCTGAAGGCCGCGTTCCGCATCTTCGTCGTCAACGGGATCCTGGGCCCGCTCGGGCTGATCGTCCACGGCGCTGCGGCGGCGTTCGGGTGGGTCCCCGGGCTCGGCGGCAGGCTGAAGGGCGCGGCGAAGGCGTTCGACACGTTCCGGGCCAACGTCAACGCCGCGCTGGGCGGCATCAACGGCCGGACCGTCAAGGTCAGCGTCGCGATGACCTCCTCGACGAACCCGTACCCGGGGGGGATCTCCGGGCGCAAGGCGGCGGGCGGGCGGATCACCGGGCCGGGCGGCCCCCGGTCCGACCGGGCCGGGCTGTACGCGCTGTCGAATGAGGAGTGGGTGATCCGCGCCGACTCGGCGGCCCGGTACGGCCACGCGGCGATGGCCGCGGTGAACGAGGGCCGCGCGTTCATCGGGTACGCCGGCGGCGGCGGCGTCGGCGTGAAGGCGTCTGCGCCCGGCTACAAGACGGTCGAGACGAGCCTGATGGCCAGCGTGACCAAGCTGGCCAAGGCGTTCGCCGCCGCGGCGGCGCAGCTGAACCCGTTCGCCGGGATCACCGGGGTGCCGTCCGGCGGGAAGATCAGCGGGTCCGCCGCCGCCGCGCAGGCGTTCGCCAGGTCGATCCTGTGGGCGTACGGGTGGGGGATGAACCAGTTCCCGTCGCTCCAGGCGCTCTGGAACGGCGAGTCAGGGTGGAACTACCTGGCGTACAACGCGGCCAGCGGCGCCACGGGCATCCCGCAGAGCCTGCCGGGAAGCAAGATGGCCAGCGCGGGAGCGGACTGGCGGACCAACCCGGCCACCCAGATCCGGTGGGGCCTGGGCTACATCAAGTCCGTCTACGGCAGCCCCGCGAACGCGTACGGGCGGTGGCTGGGCCGCTCCCCGCACTGGTACGACCAGGGCGGGTGGCTGCCGCCCGGCCTGACCCTGGCCTACAACGGCACCGGCCGGCCCGAGCCGGTCGGCGCCGCGGCGGGCCGCGGCGGGAACACGTACAACATCACCGTCAACGTGCCGCCCACCGCATCCAAGGCGGACACCGGCCGGGTCATCGTCGAGCACATCCGCGAATACGAGCGGGGCAGCGGCCCCGGGTGGCGCCGGTGACAGCCGGGTGGCCGGGCATCATCGTCGAGGCCGGGTTCACCCCGGCCGGCCCCGGCACGGGCGTCACGGACCTGATCCTCGGCGACGCCGTGAACGGGCTTCTCGGCACCGGCACTCTCGGTACCAGCACCGTGTGGACCGCGCTGAACGGGTACATCGGCGACACCCCCGTCGTCCAGTCCGTCACGATCACCCGCTCTTCGACCCGGCAGCAGGGCCCGCTGACCACGTACGAGGCGGGCACCTGCACCATCGTCCTGGCGAATTCCGACGGCCGGTTCAGCCCGGAGAACCTCGCCGGCCCGTACGTGGTCAGCGGGGTGACGCAGGTCCGGCCGATGATCCCCATCCGGGTCCGCGCCACCTGGGGATCGTCCGCCTACACTCTGTTCACCGGGTACGTCAGGTCGTGGACGCCGCCGACCGCGCAGTCCGGCCCGGACTACGACTACACCGTCGCCCAGGCCACCGACGCGTTCTGCGTCCTGGCAGGCGTCACCATCCCCGCGGCCGCCCTGGCCGGGGCCGGGGAACTGTCCGGCGCCCGGGTCTCCCGGATCCTCGCGGCGGCCGGGTGGTACTCGACAGCGCAGGGCCTGTCCGACATCGACGCCGGGCAGTCCGCGGTGCAGGGCACCACGTTCGGCGCCACCGCCCTGTCGCTGCTGCAGACCGCCGCGGACTCCGAGATCGCCGACCTGTACATCGACGGGTCCGGGCGGGTCACGTTCCGCGACCGGCACGCCCCGCTCACCGACCCCAGGAGCACCGCCGTGCAGGCCGTGTTCGGCGACCGGCCCGGCGACCTGCTGTGGCAGGTCCAGTGGACCGGCGACGGGGCCACCGCCACCCCCGGCGCCCAGTCACAGCAGATCAGCGGCGTCGTCACCCCGGGGGGCACCTACCAGGCCTCCGCGCTGTTCTACAGCCCGCAGGGCTGGTCGAACGGGCAGCTGAACGTCCTCTGGTTCACCAGCGGCGGCGGGTTCATCTCCACCGGCGCCGGCATCCAGGCGGGCATTCCCGCCGGGGTGCCGGCCCTGGTGACGACCGGGCCGCTGACCGCCCCCGCCCTCGCCGCCAGGTACACCATCGTCCCGCAGATGACCGGCACCCCCGCGTCGTCGGTCGTGATGAACGCCGCGTGGAACCACGGCGCCGCCGCCGGCGAGCTGTCCAGCAACCCGGGGCCCTGGACGTGGAGCGGGAACAACAACGCGACGGTGACGAACCTGGGGACCGCCCCGGCCGCCTGGTACCCCGCCGAGCTGCCCTACGCCGATATCACCCGGCCCGACGACGACACCACCATGGCCAACGACATCCAGGCCACCATCAACGGCAGCAGCAGCATGCAGGAAGCGAAAGACGCCGCGTCGATCGCCCGGTTCCTGTTCCCCCGCACCTACGAGCGCAGCGACCTGATCCTGCAGACCGACGCCGACGCGCTCGGCTGGGCCCAGTACGTGCTAGCCATCAGCAAGAACGACGAATCCCGGTTCGACGCGCTGACCCTGCAAGCCGACGCCTCGCCCGACAGCCTGTTCCCCCAGGTTCTCGGCCGGGAGCTCGGCGACCGGATCCAGGTGTGGCGGCACCCGCCCGGCACGGCCCCCATCGGCAAGGACTGCTTCATCCGGTCCATCACCCACACGATCACGGTTGACGGGTGGGTGACCGAATGGGGCCTGCAGAACGCCGCCCGGTACTCGTTCATGGTCCTGGGCGACCCCATCCTCGGCGTGCTCGGCAGCAACGCACTGGCCTTCTAAGGAGAGGACCGGATGGCTCCCCCCGTTTATGCCAATGGCCAGATATTCAACGCCTCCGACGTCAACCTCTGGTGCGTCCCGATCCCGGCGTACAAGACGGCGGTCACGACCCGCAACACGCTGACCAAGAGCATCGACCCCGACCTGCAGATCACCCTGGCGGCCAGCTCCATCTACGAGGTGACGGCCGGGATTATCTACACGTCTGCTAACGCGATGGCTTTCACGTGGACCGTCCCGGCCAGCGCGACCGGCGGTTATGTGACCTCCCACAACCTGTCCGGCACGGGTGCGGGCACGTGGGGGTTCACGTGGGGAGCCACGGTCAGCGCGGCGGGGCTGGGCGGCTCGGTTAACGGCGTGCAGGTTCACGGCATGATCCAGACGGCGGGCAGCGGCGGCACGTTCGGTTTCTCGTGGGCCAGCGATACCGGCCCCGTCAACTGCACCCTGGGCGTGGGCAGCATCCTGACGGCGCGGCGGGTCGGCTGAGGTGGCCACGCTGGCGGACGTCCGCCGCGGCGACGTGTTCCTGATCGGTGTCCGCTGCGCCGCCGCGGACCAGGTCACGGGGCTCACCCTGGGCCTGTACGGGCCGCACCGGGACAAGATGGCCGACGCGCAGATCACCCCCGCCGGGGTGATCACCGGGCAGCTGGCCGCCGCGCCGGGCCTGATCCCGGTGCAGCTGGCCACCGGGTTCGCCCCGGTCTCGCCCGGCGACATCATGGAGCACGCGCAGACCGGGGAGACCGCGGTGTGCCGGTGGACGCGGATCACTCCGGAAGGCGACGTCCTGTGGTCGTCATCGGCCGCGGGCCGCGTCGTCTACCCGGCCGCAGGATGGACGGTCATCGGGAATGTCAGCCTGTGACGACCCGGGCCGGAGGCTGCTGTTCGCCGCCCGGTATGAAGGACCGTGGGAACGGCTCGGCTGGCAGGTCCGGCTGATCGGCCCGCTGGCAGCGTTCTGCGAACGGCGCGACGACGCCTGGCAGGCCAGGTGGATAAGCCGGGATGACGGGCCGCCGCCGCGGTGGAGGCGCAGGACCGGCTAGGCCCCTGAGCGGGGGCGCGAGCGGAAGGCGCGGGGGCCGGTGGATCCGACAGTCCAGTACCTGCTCACCAACGTGCCCACCGCCGCGCTCGCCCTCGTCGGACTGTGGGCATTCGCCACCGGCCGGCTCCACTCCCCCGCCGAGCTGAACCGCGCCTACAGTGAACTGGAAACCGAGCGCGCAGCCCACAAGGAGACCCGCGCCGCGCTGGTCATCGCGGACGCCCGCGCCGATGCCGGCGTCCGCGCGGCCGAGCTGGTCGCCTCCGCCGTCGAAGGAGCCCGCCATGTTCCGCAGGCACCGCAACCGCGAGAAAGACGGCCGCATGAGCGCTGAGGCGTCCCTGGCGCAGGC